CATGCAACACTGCATCATCAGAAGGTCGCGCCCGCGCGCGCGACACTTGTGTTTTTTTCCCGCCTTTTCCGCCTTATCCGCCTTATAGATGGTTAATCAAACACTTATATATAGCCTTTTTTGGCATATTTTCCCGTCAATCCCCTTGATTACATTGGCATAAGGCGCATAAGGCGGGCAATAAGGCAACCCTAATGCCAGTAGGGTTATCGTGCTGCGTGGGCCGACATCCTGCCTCACGCTGCCTCGCTGCATACCCGCCTTATCCGCCTTATCCCTTATGCATCAATGTGTTACATGCGATGCAGGTCCGCTGCGCCACTGCGTGACAACCCGCCTTATGCGCCTTATCGCTGCATTATCAACGGCTTACGTGTGACGTGCCTAGCGGCGGCGCGGCGGGGAGCGTTTTTGTCAAGCGGCGGGGCGGCGAAGCAGTTGGGGGCGGGGATCGCGCGAGCCGGCGTCATGTCTCCCCCGCTCGCACACCGCGAGCCATTTTAATGATTTCGTAAAGAAATTGACAAAAATAACGCGTATGTAAAGCACTTGACACCTCCGCGGGTAGCGCTGCTTGACAGGACGTGCGACACTGTAAGAATGAGCACAGAAGACTCTTGCATCCAGCCGCAGCAAACTCTTGTGCGGGAGCCGGTGCTGATTGATGGCATCACAGGACAGGTGATCGAAGAACCGAACTTGCAAGGACGCGGGTCAGCGCGGGCGGGGGCAACAACTGACATGGAGACCCCCGCGCCAATTCACGGCTTCGGCCACACGAGGCAACTCCTAGAAGAGGTGCCGTTCCGCCTGGCACCGTGGTTGACCCCCGAAGTCTGTGAACAGGAATTGGACAAACAAAGGAGGGAGATATGATAGGCACTGTGACAATGAAGTTGAGCCGGGCGAATATTCGTCAAGCCGTGGAGGACTGGTTGGAAAAAGAGTTATCAAAGCGCCCGCGCGTGATCTCTGTTGACCAAGAGCAATATCAAAAAGACGACTTTACCGTGGTCTTTTCGCATGACCCCTTGGTTGAATTAGCACCGGTGGTGTAGGAATCATGATATCACCTGGCATGGGCGATTCCTACCCGCGGCCGCCGGCCAGTACTCCCGACATGGACCCGTGGGACGCATGGACACCGGTGCATGACGAGCCTCTGAATCCGCTGCCCGACAGCGCCGTAGTCCCCCAGGTGGGGACGATCGTTTTCGGACCCCTCGCCCGGTTTGGGGAACCCTTCTGGCAGGGACCTCATCGCGTGCAAAGTACAGCCGCACCAAGTACAGCACCGGTGCGCTGCTCCTGGTGCGGCGGGTTCCACGATACTTTCTGCCCGCAAGTCCATGAAATCGAGTACCACGAGAACGGCACAGTCAAACGCGTGGTGATGCGATGACCGACGTCCTCGCTTCCCGCCAAGCCGAGCGCCTCGCCGCGCTCCCGGCTGCCTACAAGACCCAGCACGAGCGCCTTGCCTACGAGCTGGCGCTGAAGCTCGACGACTCCGCCACGATCTTCACCCGCCACGGGTATACTGGCGAGCAAGCCCTGGCCCTCCTCGAGACCCAGGAGTTCCCTGTGCTCCTCGAGCGGGTAGTGGAGGAGGTGCGCGAGAAGGGTCTCTCGTTCCGCGCGAAGGCCCGCGTGATGGCCGAGGACCTGCTCCAGCACGGCTACGAGATCGCGACCGACGAGCTGGCGAGTGCCGCCGTGCGGGCGGACCTGATACAGTGGATGGCCCGGGTCGCAGACCTCGAGCCGGCCAAGAAGGATGGGAAGGATAACGGCGCCGGCGGGGGTCTGCACCTGTCGATCACGTTTGCCGGTCAAGCACCGCAGACTGTCACCACCGGGCGCGAGCCCATAACCATAGAGGGGTAACAGCATGGCCATTCATGGGTTCGATTGGAAGTATATGAGTCTTCACCTGATCGTGGAGAAAGCCAACTGGTTCGAGCTAGTCGTGGAAATCCACAAGTACGGTGCGGATTTCGCCTTCGGCGCATTTGGCATCACCTTCCACATGGCGTTCGGCTGGAAGTAATAGTGTGCGCGGGGTAGCATTTTGGGGGCGGTACATCCTGATGTTCGGGCTGATCGCGATCGGACTGATAGCTGCGACGGTGATGTTCTGTGTCATCGTCGCGCTTCGTTCACTGGAGGACTGGATCAATGGCTGAACGGTTTGCTTGGCGCCTGGCAATAAGCACTACGCTAGTATTGTTCCTTTTGGGAGGATACGGGACGCATATTTTTCCCCCACAAGATTCCGTGCAACTCGAGCGGAAGAAATTTTATGTGACCTACATAGTCCCTACTAAGACGCAGATCAATGCGGAAGTGGTATGGGTAGAATCCCGGGAAGAATCCGCCAAGTTATGCGGAGTGGAGGATGCCCTCGGCTGTCGGGTCAAAACCGAAGAAGGCGAGGTGCTCGTAGTACAACGGCCCCGCAGCTTCAATGACGCGTTGGCATTGCAGGTCCTCGGCCACGAGGTACTGCACTCGCTCGGCGCACAACACGAATAGGAGATAGCCATGCCGCTCGATAAATCCGGTAGCAAGAAATCAGTTGGCGCGAACATCAGGACGGAGATGACCGCTGGAAAACCGCATAAGCGGGCAGTCGCGATAGCCCTCTCCGTGCAGCGGCGTGCGCGCGGCGTGCCTACGAAGAAGCGGGCTTACTGATGAGCGCCCGCGTGTTTGTGCATCCGAAGTATCGGGAAGGTCCGGCTGTAGGGGCGCTCGAGGTCGGACTTGAGAAGGCCGGGCTCGATTGTTCGAACATGGGCGTCAGTCCTTCGGATGCCCGTGGGCGCTTTGAATTGGTGCGCACGATCGGCCACAGCCAGGAAGGCGGAGTGATCCTCGAGCGTATGGACGGCACACAGTACACACACTTCAAAGGTTGGCCCGCGCCACTCGGGCCAGAGGCCGCGTGATAAACCTCGACATCAAGTTCCCTGAGACCGTGTCCCGCTACATGCAGTCGGACGCGCGCCACCGGTTCATTGCCGGGCCATTCGGTTCCGGGAAGACCGTCGGGGGCCTCGTCGACATCGTGCGCCGCGCGAAGATGCAACGCGTCTCACCAGGCACAGGTAAGCGCAAGAGCCGCTGGGCGGTGGTGCGTAACACCATGCCGGAGTTGCGTGAGACGACAATGAAGTCGTGGTTTGACTGGTTCCCTGCCGGATCTCTTGGGTACTATATGTCGACGACCAAGACTTACCACATCAATCATCCCACCCATGATGTCGACGCGGAGGTAATTTTTTGTGCGCTTGACGACCAAGCGGATATTACGAAGCTCCTCGGTATGGAGCTGACCGGGGCGCTGTTAGCCGAATACCGCGAGATCCCGCGCGAGATCGTCGAGGCACTTGACGGACGGATCGGGCGTTACCCGCGGATGAATGAAGGAGGCCCGAGCTGGGTTGGTATGTGGGGAGATTCGAACATGCCCGAGGAGGGTTCGTACTGGCACGCGAAGCAAGAGGGACGCGACCCGGACGACTTCAAGAAGGCACTGCCGAACGACTGGGCGATTTTCAAGCAGCCCCCAGCGATGCTGAAGATCGACGTGGGATACGTGTTGAACCCCCGCGCGGAGAATCTCGAGAACTTGCCGGCGGACTACTACCAGCAGCTCATCAAGGATAAGACCGAGGACTTCATCCGAGTCAACGTGCTCGCGCAGTACGGGCGCTCGAAGGGCGGCCGGCCAGTGCATCCCCAGTTCAGCCGTGACTTGCACGTCGCGAAGTCGTCGATCATACCCAGCCGAGAATTGGTGTTACTGGTAGCAGCAGACTTCGGACTCACGCCGGCGATCGTGTTGAAGCAACAGGATGCCTTCGGGCGCGTGCTAACGCTGGATGACATTGCGTGCTTCGATATGGGGCTCGAACGCGCGATCGAGACGCGGCTCCTGCCACTTCTCGCCAAGAAATACAAGGGCGGGGCGAAGAACGGCGAGTATGAGATCCTTGTCACTGGCGATCCCTCGGGGGACACCGGTGCGCAGAACGACGAGACCTCCTGTGTCGACACGTTCCGCGAGTACAAGCGGCACCTTGGGAAGGTCAAGATGGCATCGAGTAACTCGCCGGTGGCGCGGCGTGCGGGCACCGACCACTTCCTCGTGATGCAGGGGAAGCCTGCATACTTGGTCGATCCGGGTTGCGAGGCTACGATCGCCGCGCTCTCGGGCGGGTTCATGTACAAGAAACATAAGGACGGGCGCCATTCTGAGGAGGTCGACAAGAACGATCACTCGCATATCGGAGAAGCGAATGAGTACGGAGATATGTATTTTCATGAGGGCCGGCGCAGGAAGGCCGAACACTTGCATCAAGAGCAGAGTTGGGATGAAGCCCGCCGGGCCCAAATACAGCAATCAAACCCTTATGCAATGCCGAGGTAGCCAATGGCTGATGAAATCGTACTGAGCGAAGAAAAACTGAAGCAATTCGGGCAACGGTTGTTCTCAAAATGGGAACAGTCTCGTGACGACCGCAAGGCCGTTGAGGACCACTGGTTGCAAAATCTGCGGCAATTCCGTGGGATCTACGACCCGGAAGTGAAGATCCCGAAGGATCGCTCGCGAGCATATCCGAAGGTCACGCGTTGGAAAGTAATCGGCACTATTGCTCGCCTGATGCAGATGCTTTTCCCCCAGTCCGAGAAGAACTATGGGATCAACGCTTCCCCGCTGCCGAACCTCTCGAAGGCGCAGTTGCAGGAAGTGCTCGACGCGCTGGTCATGAAGAAAGCGGCCGAACAGCAGATCGAACCGCGGGCAGTCGAGTGTACGGATGAACAGATCGAGGCCGCGATCAGCGAATATGCGAAGGGCAAGGCTGCGCGCATGGAGTTGAAACTCGACGATGACCTGCAAGAGATGGAGTACATCACACTGGTCCGTAAGGTCGTGCGCAGCGCAGTGCTCTACAACATCGGTCTCCTCAAGGGGCCTATGCACGTTCCGTACCAGGCGCGGACATGGCAGCGAAACGTGAATACTGGGCTCTACGAAGCCGTGGAAGTGACGAAGCTGAAACCCATCTTGGAGTTTCTCCCGGTATGGAACTATTATCCGGATATGAGTGCGACCGCGCTGAATAAGCAGGACGGTACATTCGAACGCCATGTGATGAGTCGTCGCGAAGTAGAAGATCTTGGTAAGCGTGCGGACTACCGGAAGGCGGCAATCGACCAGTGGTTACTCGATAACAAGTCGGGAAATCACCAGCAACTTCATTGGGAGACTGCACTTTCGCAGGAACCGAAGAGCGACCAGACCACAGTCAAGAAGGGTGACGGCAAGAAATATGTCGTGATTGCCTATTGGGGTGATGTTACCGGGCATGAGCTACGTGAGGCTGGCGCAGCGATTGCCGAGACGGATCTCTCGAAGACGTATCATGGTAACGTGTGGTTGCTCGACAACAGCGTTATAAAGGCGCGCATCGCTATCTTGGGAGATGAGGCGCGGATGCACCACGAATTCATATTCGAGGACGATGACTTGTCGCTACTCGGCAATGGGCAGTGCGATACATTGCGCGATTCCGCGCTGTCGATCGCCGAGGCCGCTCGCATGGCCCTCGACGAGGCGAGTATTGGGGGTGAGAATCTGATCGTCAACAAGGAGAAACTTGTCCCCGGGCACAACATGGACCCGGCTTCCTACAAAGTGTGGATCGAAGAGACGGAAGGTACGGCAGCTAATGTGCCCGCTGTGCGCCCGCTACCCCGGCAAAGTCGTTTGGGTGATCTCATGCTGATGGTGCGGATGTTCCGCGAGTTCGCTGATAGCGAGTCCGGGCTGCCGCCGCCATCGCTCGGGGACACCTCCGGGGGTGGTACGGAGGCGCTTCGCACGTCGAAGAATGCGAGCATGTTCTTGGGCGCCGCGGCGCTCCCGATCCGCGACACGGTACGGAACTTTGACTCGTTCACGATCTCGGTCATGGGGGCGCTCGTCAAGTGGAATATGCGCTATGATCCGAATGAATCCCGCGATGGGGATTTCAACGTCATCGCGCGTGGGTCGACGAGCTTGATCGCGAAAGAAGTCCAAGGCCAGCAGCTCGATATCTTCTCGGCTGCACTGACCGACGAGGAACGTGCGCACATCAAGACGCGGAAGCTCCTAGAGGCGAAGGCGAAGGCGCACGATATTCCGACTGAGGAGTTGTTTGAAACTCAGACGGATGCCGAGCGGAAGATTGCTTCGGCGCAGGCGGGCCAACAGCGACTGGTGGAGTTGCAGGGTGAGGAGATCGAAGCCAAGGTTAACGATCTCATGGCAAGTGCGTTCAAGAAGGTGTTGGAAGGGCAGGCCGCCAAGACCGGTGCTACGGTGGAAGTGGTACAAACTATTCTAGAGGGGTTGACCAACAATGGCAAGGGAAGCGGAACTGGAACTACAGCAGATGGTGCATAGACACCGGCTCGACGAGGGCCTGCGGGCATTGCGAGAGTTGGTGGTTATGCGTCGGGATGCGGTGAACGCGAGTTGGCTCGATGCCGGCGGCGATGAACTGCTACAGTACCAAGGTGAAGCGCGTGCGCTGAGAAAGCTGATGCGTTTCATGGATGAACAACCGATCACACAAGGAGAATAACGATGGCACAGGCAGAGGAAGACAAAGATTTCTCGGACGCATTTGATGCGGCCGCGATAGAGGGGGCAGAGAAGGTCCAGACGCCGGTGAAGGATGAACCGAAGGTCGAGACGAAAACTCCGGAGGAGCTTGCCGCGGCGGATGCTGAGACGAAAGTCGCCGAGGAAAAAGCTACAGCGGACACGAAGGCGGCCGAGGAAGCCGCAGCGGCAGACAAAGTGAAGGCCGAAGCGAATAAGGGGAAGACGCCCGAGCAGATCGCTGCCGAAGAAACGGCGACGAAAGCGGCCGATGAAAAGGTCGCAGCGGCCGTAAAGACCCAGGAAGAAGCTACCGCCCGCGCCACAGCGGAGGCGAAGGTGCGCTCTGACGCGGAGGCGAAGGTAGCTGCCGAGTTCAAAGCGAAAGCGGATGCGGAGACGAAGGCTGCGGCTGAGGCTGATCGCAAGGCGAAGACTGAAGCCATGTCCAAACCATACGAGCCAACGGCTGAGGATAAAGCCGCGCTGGATCTCCTGAAGAAGGAGTGGCCCGAACAGTACGCCGCGATTGAAGCCCGGTTGAAGAGTTCGGCCCATGATGTGCAACGGCAAGTCCATACCGCCGTGCAAGAAGCCCTGAAGCAAGTGGGGGCCGTGGTCAATCCGCTCGCGGCTAGTGTCGCCGCGGATGCTGCGGAACGTCATGAGGCGGCAATCCGAGCGGCACACCCCGATGCGGATGAAGTGGTACCCCTGGTGGGCGAGTGGATCAAGACGCAGCCGATGTATCTTCAAACGGCCTACCAGAAGGTTTACGACGATGGGAGTACGAAGGAAGTGAATGATCTCTTCACGAGGTTCAAGACCGAGACCGGTTACAAGGTTCCACTGGTGACACCGACCATACCGGCCAAGCCGGGTCCAACGGCCGAGGAAATCGCGGCCGGGGCACCGGTGGTGACTCGCCGGGCCACACCGAACCCCAAAGGCGGGCCGGCAATGGATGACTACGATGGGGCGTTCGCCGAAGCAGCAGCCGCGAAATAGGGCGCGGGTAGCGGCGGGCCGGCGGGTGTGAGACAATGAATTATAAGGTATTCGCTCGCAGTCTGCGAGATTTGATTTTCACCAAGAGGATAACGCCATGCTCGATTCGCAAAGCATCAATCTGTTGAACGTCGCACCCGCTGTGAAGGCGGCCTTTCATCGCCTGCTCGGTGTGGATGTCGGTGCTCCCGGTTCAGCCAATGGCCCGGGTATCGCGTTTGGTGCCACAGTGGCCGCAGCCGAATACGGCGTGGGTCCGCTACGCAAGACCGTTCTGACGTGTAGCCGCACGCCGATCTCTATTGCCGATGACGCGGCGGTAGCCCAATACGGCGGCGTGCAGGTCTATGACTTCCCGGCAGGGCTTCTCCTGTTTCTCGGTGCAGTTATTGACGGCGCCCTAACTGGGTATGCTTCGTTGATCGACACGTTCGATGGCGATGTTGCCTTGGGTACGGTGACGGCTACGACTGGTGCTACGCTGATTGGCACCGAGGCGGATTTGATGCAATCGGTCGCACTTGCACAGGCTGTCGCCGAAGTGGCGGTTGCTGATGCAGTGACAGTTGCGGCTGCTCTGACGGAATCCGGCGCCCGGCATCTGGATGGCACGGGAACTGCCAAGGGTATGTTCCTGAATTTCGTGATCGACGATAATGCTGCGCACGGCGCAGGTACGGCGTTTTTCACCGGCACCATTTCGTTCGCCTGGATGATGCTTGGCGATAAGTAATCTTTTTTCATCAGCATTGCCCGCTTGACGCCAAAGATGTGTCAGCAATAAGCAAAGCACTAACTTTCAACCACATCTGAGGATACTACAATGCCTGTTGCCTCCCCCCTAACGTATGGCGATATTTCGCCCCGTACCGCGGCTTACGCGGTAGTCGACTTGCTGAAGCGCGGCCACGAGGACATGATCCTCGAGAAATTCGGCCAAACTTACGTTCTGCCGACGAAGTCGACCAAGACGGCCAAGTTCCGCCGGTACGAAGTGCTGCCGCTCGCTACGACCCCGTTGGTCGAAGGCGTGACCCCGGCCGGCACGAAGCCGACCTTCACGGATTACACCGTGTCGATCGAGCAGTACGGTGACTTCATCCCGTACACCGACGTCATTGAAGACACACACGAGGACCCGGTTCTGAAAGAGAACACTGCCCTCCTGAGCCAGCAAGCGACTGAGACCATCGAGACCCTTCGTTGGAACGTGGTCAAAGCTGGTACCAACGTGTTCTACGCGAACGGTACGGTCCGCACGGACGTCAACACGCCGCTCACGCTGGCCCTCCAGCGCAAAGGCACGCGGGCACTGAAGCGCCAACGTGCGAAGCAGATCAAGTCCGTCGTATCCTCGGATACCCGGTTCAACAAGGAATCCATCGCCGCTGCGTTCGTGGGCATCTGCCACACTGACGTCGAGAACGACATTCGCAACATCCCCGGTTTCACCGACCCGAAGAACTACTCTGGTGCGGTCGCCTGGGCGAATGAGATCGGTTCTGTCGAGGACGTTCGCTATGTGCGTTCGACTCTCTTCACACCGTTCCTGGAAGGTGGTGGCGTCAAGGGTGCGATGATCGGCGTGACTCAAGCCGACGTCTACCCGGTCATCCTCTTCGCGCAAGATGCCTACGGCATCGTCCCGCTGAAGGGCAAGAGCGCAGCGTCCATTATCGCGCACAACCCTGGCAGCTCCGGCTCGAGCGACCCGCTGAACCAACGCGGGACTATTGGCTGGAAGACCTGGCAAGCCAGCGTGATCCTGAACGACCTCTGGCTGGTCCGGCTGGAAGTCGCGGCGACGAACTAATCGGTAGCGGGGGAGTGACCCTCCCCCGCCCGGTCAACCACCTTTCATAGAGAGAACAGCACATGGCTTCCACACTTCGGTACTTCAAAGGCTCTGACGTTGTACAGCGCCATTTCGGCCTCATTAGCGGCACCTACACCGCTGCCTCGGAGGTTAACGCCTCGAGCGGCGCGGGCACCCCGGCCAGTCTCGCGAATCCCAATGGAGTCCTCGGACAGGGTAGTGCCGGCGCGGCTATCACCGGCGGCGTCCTGACTATCACCCCCGGGTTCGTTCCGAACTACGTGAAGGTGGTTGACGTTACCGCTCGTATCACGCATGAGTGGTTCAAGGGGATGAATCAGGGCGACTACGTCAAGACGGTCGCCGCAGGCACGCGCAGTTTGGAAACGGACGACGTATTGGTGGTGAACGAGACCACAGGCGTCGTGACGATCCTTGCGTCCGGTGACGCGCTGGGCGACAACGAGACGGTTGCCTGGGAAATTCTAGGCTAATTTACCGCGGCCGCGGCCGACACGGGGCCCTCGCAGTCGCCACGCGTCTGTGACGGCCCCGTGAGTATTTAAGGAGTGCGTATGCACAAGCACTACCGAGTCTCTGTGGAACAACTGGAAAACGGCTTCAAAGTCGAAGTACCAGACATGGAGATGATTGCAAAAAAGATGGCCGAAGGCAAAAAGGCAAAGCCGCCGCAATTGGACCCGTATTGCGGCGATTGTCAGAAGAGTTACGCGGCGAAGTCAGTCAAGGAAGTCCTGAAACTCGTGCAAGCGAGCCTCGAGCAGATGCCCGAAGGAGAGTACGACGCGGCCTTTAGCGAGGCTTCGAAACAGAAGTAACTTTTCATCCACCGCAGTTCAACTGGACAAACACATCTAATATGGAAACCCAGGCACATCAAGGCAACACAGCATTTAGTATCCCCGTCGATGTCGAAGCGCGCCTCCGCGCACAAGCGGAAGTTGCCGCAGCAGCCCAAGTCGACGAGCAGACTCTTCTCGCCAAGTACACCGCGGAAGCGGTTGCCCGGCGTGAAGCCGAATTGCGCGAAGACGCGGAAGCCTCCCTCCCCGCAGCCGAAGTGCAGGATCTCGACAGCCTTGGATTCCCGAAGAAATATGTCAAGCTGACGATCTTCAAAAGTACCTCCAAGCAGGACCTGTCGTATGTCCCCGTGGGCGTCAATGGGTTCGTGTGGCGTATCCGCCGCGGAGAGGCTGTTGTTGTGCATTCCGTCGTAGCGGACGCGCTGAACAACGCCATAACAGAAGTGGTGCTGCAAGCGGAGGGTGGACTTATCACGCAACCCGCGCACCGCTTCCCGTATCAAGCATCGCCGGCTACCGAGGAAGAATACCTCGCATTCAAGGCGCAGATGGCAGCCGAAGGGAAACGCGTCGTAACGACCGCGTAATAAGCCCATGAAACTCTCGGATATGCTCGCCTACACGGCGGAGGAATATCTGGATGACCGTACGGATTTACTCGACGGTGAAGCCGATGAGCTGTGGTCCGATATAACTCTCGTCCGGTATTTCAACGAAGCAGAAAAACGCCTCTGCCGGCGTGCTTGGGTGCTCCAGGATATCGGGCATCCTACCGCCGGCGTAATCGTACTCGCTACGGACAAGTCGCTCTACCATTTGCACAAATCTGTGCTGCGTGTCCGCGTCGCGACGCCCGATGATGTAGACGTGCCCCTCTCGCACTGGACCGATGAGCAGTTGATGCGTCCGCGTCCGACCGATATGGATTACTGGGATATCAACCGCGCAGAGTTGTTTACTCCGGGCGTGCCGTTAGCAATCTCCACGGACGCAGCGACGCGGACAATGCGAGTCGTGCCGGCGCCATCAGCGACCCAAAATGGCTTGCGCGTTATTCTCAAAGTCGCGCGAATGCCCGTCTGCGAGTTGACACTCGATAAGCTCGAAGCGGAGCCCGAGGTGGATGAGCAGTGGCACCAGGAAATTCTTTGTATGTACGCGGCTGGAAAGTGTTTGACTCATCCCAATGCCGATGCTTCGGCGAAGACTGAAGGGCGAAACATACTGTCGCAAGTGGAAGCAACGATTCGTGAAGCTCGGCAAGAAATGCTGCGGGCGGAAGGTGCGGAGCCACGATTCCAATTTGCAAGTGACACGGCGCGCATACGATGAAGACGATCGACCAAGATCTACGCGAGCAGCGTGACTTCACAGGCCTACGGAGCAACGTCGGTGCAGCCGGGTTTGACCCGGGCGACCTCGAGGTTGGTTTGAACGTCGATATTGACGATACGGGCTTCCTCCTGCGTCGGAAGGGTTATTCCGCGGTCGTCGTGGCGGGTGTGGACCGCGACCTATACGCCGCGGGCAGCATGTGCCTCGGCGTCGGGAGCAACGCGCTGAAGCATATCATGCCAGATTGGAGCACGATCACGCTCCGTTCTGGTTTGACTCCGTCACGCCCTCTGTCATACTCGGTGGCCGGCGCTCGGGTCTACTACACGAACGGTGTCGAGTTCGGTGTGGTGGAGAACGGGCAGCATCGAAGTTGGGGCTTGACGCCCCCCGCGTTGGGGCCTGCGATCCTAGTGGGTGGTGTTCTGCGGGCCGGGCGCTACCAGTACAGCATGGCTTACTTGCGCAATGATGGACAGGAGTCCGGCGCCGCGCTGGCGCAAGTGCTCGAGTTGCCGATTACGGGCGGCTACGAACTGACCTTGCCGGTGTCGACCGACTTCGATGTGACACAGAAAACTGTGTACGTATCCGATCGAGACGGTGAGACCCTGCATCGCTATGCCGTAGTGGATAACGCGACCACGATATTCGCGGTTCGCGAAGAACGGATGGGTACGGTAGCGCTCGCGACACAGTTCCTTGTCCCGCCTAGTATGTTAGGCGCTATCGACCATAGTGCCTACGGAAATGGGCGAATGCTCGTGTCTGTGGACAACAGGCTCTACTGCTCGGAGCCCTACGCGCCAGAACTGTTCGACCCGCGAAAGAGTTGGCCGTTCCTCGATACAATCACGATGATCGCGTCTCTCGAAGACGGAACGTGGTTGGGCACGCGCAACCAAGTGATATGGCTTCCAAACGCGGAGCCCGAGAAGTGGAACTTTGTAGTGAAGGCGCCCTACGGAGTGATCCCGGGGACGGCCTATGAGGATAGTCTCGCTTCTTTAGGGGACGGGAAAGACAAAGGCCGCGCGGTATTTTTCGCTACTACACAAGGCTTGTGTGTTGGTGCGAATGGCGGGCAGATGATAAATTTCACAGAGGGTAGATTTCAATACCCTTCACAAGAACGTGGCGCGGGTATCGTGCGCCGGCATCGGGGCATGACGCAGTACCTGACTACTCTGCATGGTGCAGAAGTTGCAGGCAACATAGCAGCGTAAATCACATATCTAACAGGAGCTTTTCATGACGATTCGGCAATCAACAGGGCTTCGGAACCACCTCCAGCAAAACGGTTCCTTCCGCAGCGCTTTTCAAGGCGGGAAACTGAGTGTCTATTCGGGCGCGCAGCCGGCGACAGCGGATACCGCACCGAGCGGCTCATTGCTCGTGACGATCACAGACGCTTCCGGCGCCCATACCGCGGAAGTGCGCGCGACGGGCACTATCACTATCACGGGTACCTCTGGCACCATCACGGGTATCACTCTCGGTGGCGTGCAGATCCTTGGCGCTACGGTGACTTGGACTACGTCGAATGACGTGACCGCCGGACTTGTTCGGGATCAGATCAACAAGTTCCACGGCCACAAGATCGTGACTGCCAGCGCCGCGACCAACGTCGTGACCCTGACGGCTAAGTTGGGCTACGGCACAGCGATCAATGGCATGGTTGTGACGACCACGGAAGCTGGTGGCGATATTGCTGGTGCCGACGTGAATATCGGCAGCGCAGTGGCCGGGGTGCTCCAAGTCAACGGGTTGAACTTCGACGATGTGGCGACGGGTCTTTTGGCGAAGCGCACCGGACAGACATGGTCCGGCTTGGGTCTCCTCGATGGCGTTGCCGGTTGGTTCCGCCTGCGCGGGCCGATTGCGGACAACGACTCGGCGGATGGCGCGGGAGCATTCACTCGCTTGGATGGCAACATCGCTACTTCCGGCGGGGACATGAACGCGTCCAGTACTACCTTGGCCGCGGCCGCGACGCACACTGTAAGCACCTTCTCGCCGACCGAACCGGCGAACGCGTAATAAGACGTTAAGCGCCGACTCAGCCAGATGTGTATCTGGCGTAGCCGGCGTTGTTACTTGAGAGCAGCGCATGGGCGTTAACTTCATTGCCATTCCTGACCTGCCGGTAGTCACGCTATCGGCGACCGGTGTGTTCATCGGGATAGGGGCGGAATTCAATCTACCGGTTATCACCGTCTCGGCGGCCTTTTCCCCTGGGCAACACATAGCGGCTGAGTTTACACTGCCCGCGGCGGAGTTTCAAGGCACGCTTATAGCCGGAAATGCTCTGGTGGCGGTGTTCTCACTCCCCACGGTCTCCGCAGTCGCCACGCTCCGCTCAGACGGGCTACTCAGCGCGGGCTTTCTGCTCCCCGGCCCGCAACTCTCTGCTCAGATACTGTCCGGGCAGTTGTTCAGTGCGGCGCCGCAGTTGCCGGTGCTGGCACTAGTCGCACAGTTCATCTCTGCTACGCAATTCTCCGCGGCGTTTAACTTACCGTCGATACAACTGCTGGCGGAACTGTCACCTGCGCTCGCAGCAGCATTCCGCACTTGGGTACTCAATACCCGCAGGAACGCCCTCACAGAATACGATTTCGAGTTTACCTCATACGCGCTCTTCAACGGCCTTGTGCTTGGTGTCTCTCCCGCCGGCGTCGTGGTGCTGGGTACGCAAGCGGTCGATGGTGCGCTGCCTATCACGGGTCGGGCGCGCACTGGCAAGTCCGATTACGGTGAGACCCACTTGAAACGCGTGCCACGACTATACGTGGGTGGCGAGTTCAACGGCGACGTGTTGTTCCGCACGATCGTTGACGCAACAGGCACACGCACGTATCGCCTAGTGCATAATCACGTCGATGGGATGCAACAGCGCCGCGTCCCGATCGGCAAGGGCCCGAAGGCTCGCTACTGGCAATATGAACTTGAGGGCGAGAATGGCGCGGACTTCGTCATCGAGAACGTGCTCGCCTATCCGACAGGTCTCCGCCGTCGGGTGATGTAGTGCCTCGTATCGTCGACATTCAGCCGGGCGGGGAGAAGTACCTTGCCCTGGCCCTAAGTAAACTCCGTCAACTCAAGGCGTGGATGAAGCCCGCCGGCTTGCGTGTCATTAGCAAGCACTTTTGGGTGAATTCGACGGACAAGATCTGGATAAAAGCGCTAGATCTCGGAAACGATCTCTGGTGGGATTGGATTAGGATTGAGGCTGGCGGCCCCACATTCGGTTTTGCTCGCTTCTCGCTTACGGCACCTTCCCGAACGCGAATCGGAATGTTTGAGCGCCTTGGGGTGGTGTCTACTGCGCCGCTGCCTATCCACCCACATACTCCTACGTATGCGCCCCCGTTTGCGGACTTGTCGCCGTTTCTACGGTATTACTTTTCGCAGGATGGGCAGTCATGGCTTGGACAAGACGTATTGAACTCCAATGCACCAGACGAAGGTGGACCGTATGCGTACGTACGCAATGGTGTGCTGCTGGCTACGAAGGTGATCGCTAACGCGGTCACCAGGAACGGGCTTCGGACTGGCATGGCACCGGATGGCGCGGCGTGGTGGGTTTTGTATGCAGGCGTGTCTGGTGGTAATACCTTCATAGACCAGTTGTTCGACGACGCGGCGTTGGAGATCATGCGTTCCAATCCGGCTCCAACCGGACCTGGGGATGAGGTTCTTACAACCAAGTTTGATTGGCAGACTTATATCGAGCCGTTGATACAAAGTATTGGCTTGAGTACGTGGAGTGTGTCGCCGGACTACAGAACCAACAGTTACACGCCAATAGACACAGGTGTTCCAACGATAATAATCAGGGCTGGGGCAAGCGTTCTGGCGCCGAACGTGGCGAGCTTGACCTACGGGTGGGTGGAGTCAGAGTTTACGGGAGATGTTGGTTCTGGACCGGAGACACTTTTTACTCTGAAAAGTCGCCAGCTCACTGTCGCGGTAAATTCCAAGCACATAACTCGGCAGGGCAGCGGACCCACTCCGGGCGAGTTCACCATAATATATGACGAGACGAAGACCGCAACGTCCCGCGGCGGGTTCGACGCAATAGCTGTTGAGAACGACGAATCGTTCTTTGACAGCGTGAATCCGTTTCAGATTGAGCAGCATCACATGACCGCCCGGGGTAACACTGTGGTTGCGGTTAGTAATTCCAAACAGGTTACTGGGGCGGGAAACAATACCCATGACCGGCGACGCCTCTTTGTGAACGGGGCCGAGGTAGACGCGACGACATACGCAGACGGGAGCAGTATGACGGTGGGGTATGTTGTGGACACGGCGGGCGCGGGGCTACGTTTTTTGTATACCAAACTGCCGCCCTCGCCCGGCCACCAGTTTTTGTATGACACAGGCACTATAACTGATCTTGGGGTCGTAGGCACAGACGTGTTCAGGTTGACAGAGGACGGACAGTATGTTATACAGTTTGCTGCTTCGCCCACCAGGGTAGATATTCTGACCAAAGTGCTCGGCACCTGGATGGTTGTTGCTTCTCGAGCAGGGGTCACGCGGGCCACGCTTATACGGGGGGTCGGGGAATATACTACCCCCACCTTTTTCTATGGCCGAGAAGTCAACACCGATACCGGGGTGAACGAGATTCGGCGGTATGGTATCACCATCACGGAGGGGGTTTACAGCGTGCTGCCTGAAGGGGCTGCGCTCCTGGTGCCGGCAACCTTGGTTGTGCCGGTTATTCCTCCAACGGACCCGCTATCTTCGGACACGTTCAACCGAGTAGTTGGAGGTCCAAATTTTCAACTAACACCGTTTGCCATGATCCTTGGGTTTGAATAGCGCGCGGTGCAGGTTCCCCCGCGCTAAAATGTCACGTATAATGCTCATCATAGTACTATAGCCCGGAGTAGGCTTAAAGTATGTCTGTAGACAGCAATATCACGGCAGCGCAAGCAGCAGCAGCAACGGCGCTGTCGGATGCGAACGCCTTCTTGAACCTCCTGGTAACGATCGCGACCTCCGCGGAGCTTACGGGCTTTGATCTCGCTGCCTCCATCCCCGCGACGTTCAATTACGCCAGTGTCCCAACGGTAGATTTTCCAGTTGTTGGCGGTGGACTGCGCCCCACGATACCTGCGCTCGGTGCAGGCCCGCCCGAAGTGCCCAGTATCGTCCTCAGTACACCGGCGGATATTATCCTGCCGACGGATGACCTGTTGGCGCCAACGGATAATTTCGCGTTTTTCGAGGCGGCCTATGTCTCGACCTTGCTGGACCCGCTGAAGGCTAAACTCCTCGCTGACCTGACGAACGGCGGTTACGGGATCGACACGGCCGATGAGGCCGCGCTCTACCAACGAACGCGGGACCGGGAGACCGAGAGCGCGCTGATGCGTATCGACGAAGCCGGTAGGACTATGGCCGCACGCGGGTTCCCGCTCCCACCCGGCGAACTGTCTATCCAGATTGACCGGGCGTACCAAGATCTCCAGAACAAGATGTCCTCGGTATCGCGGGAGATCTTCGTGGATGCAGCAAAGCGCTTCGTGGCGAATCGGCAATTTACCATTGAGCAGGTCCGGCAACTTGAGACAGTGCTACTTGGGTTCCACAATTCGATACAGGAGCGTGCGCTCAACGTCGCAAAGGCGACACAAGAGTTGGCAATCGTAGTCTACAACGCGCTCCTCGCGCGCTATAAACTCCGCTTGGATGCGGCAAAGATTACTTCTGACGTGCAACTTCAACGCGTGCAAGTTGACCTCGCACGAGCATCGGCGACCATCGAACTCTATCGCGGGCAGATCACGGCATACGAAGCGAACTTGCGCCAGTTGATTGAGCCGCTGAAACTCCAAGTGGATCTTTACCGGGCAGACATCGACGGCAATCGCGCAATAACTGACGGGCTTATTGCCCGTACATCCCTACAACAGAAGGTTATCGAAGTTACGTCGCAGCAGAATATCGACATTTCCCGGCTGACTGTGGAGACGATGAAGGCCCGCTTGGCCGCCGCGATGACGGGCTTGCAATTTGCGATGGAGTCCGCAAAATTTGGCTCATCGCAATTTTTCTCTACACTAGCGGCTATGTGGGGCTCGCTCAACACCCTTTCGGTCCAATCGGCAACGGAGTAACACATGGCTGAGTACAATCCATACAACCTTGATGAGTTTTTGCGCGGCCCGGGGACTCCTACGCTGGCAGTCCCTGCCGCCCCCGCGAGCGCTGGTACGCTTCCGTGGTATAACCGCCCCCTACCTGTCCCACCTTGGTTGAGCAAACTCGGCCGGGGCGCTCGGGTGCTTGGGCGCGCGGCAGGTCCGGTAGGGGCGGGTTTGTTACTCGGAGAAGGCTATTTAAGAGGCATTGATATCGCGGCGAATATGATTGCGGGCGGTCCTACAGTTCAAGGGACGGTCGAGCAGGGTCGAGCCGGATTTGGTGCGATGCCCGTTACTGCGCCTACGATGCTTGCTGCCGCACCCGCGCCCGTGGCAGCGCCCGCTGCCGCACCCTCGGCCGAGCCCGTTGTACCTGAAGTACTCGCTACTCCGGAAAACTTGGCCGTACCGCCTCGCGGCACGGGTTTCTTTCGCAACAATATGACGGGCCGCGTGATGAACTTTGACGTTCGCGGACAACCCGTTCCTGCCGCGCCGCGCCCTACGGGAAATTTTGCCGGTGATTTTACCGGAGCGCTACTTAGACTGCGGCAGGTTTCCGGCGACAACGCACTGAAGGCTGCACAAGCGAAGGCCGCCGCTGCAAACTTGGCCGCACGAGGGACCGCCGCACGAGGTGCTGCGGCCTTGGGTATCACGCAAGCGAGTTTGGCCTTGGCAGAAGAAGCTCGTGCGCAAGGAGCTACTCCGGCAGAGCTTTCTGCAATTCTTCATGGTAGCTCGCAAGGTGGGGGTGGTGTGCCGTTCCGCGAGTCCACTACTACGCTGCCCGATGTTAAGACCGGCGCGGTGACTGTGATCGACGCGCGTACCGGTAAGGCCCGGCGAGTCATACCGACGCCACCGGTACAGGATATCACTTTGGCCGAGGCCGTTGCTAGCGCGAAACTGAACAAAACTTACAAGTCCGACGCGCAGGTCCGCACGGATCTCGCGAAACTACCCGGCTATCGACTGGTAGACTAGCCTATGGCGCTTGACCCTTTCGGGCCGAACGCGGGGCTGGACCTCTCCCAACCGGTAGCAGGTCTCGATCCCTTCGCTCCTGACCCTAACGCTCCCGGGCCTTTCCGGCGCGGTCTGCGCACAGGCATCGCGGGAGTCAAGGCCGCGGCCCGCGGCGTCCAGGCGCTCGGCGCTCGAGCGATAGGCGCGGAAGTCGCTGAGGCAGAAGCCCTCCAAGCCGCACAAGATACTCTCCAAGCTACAGCCCCAGACCAGATGCGGGTCGAGGACGTCTCTTCGCCTGGGGAAGCCTTCGACTTCGCCAAGTATGCCCTTGGGACGGCCCTGCCGTCGATCCTGACGATGGTGGGTGGGGGCATACTCGGTCGGGGTGTAGCGGGCTTGGTCGCGAAGCGTTACGCCGCGCAAGCTACTCGCGAAATGGTAAAACAGGCGGGACTGGTCGGCGGTGCTGCGGCTTCCTCTATCGGGATCGAAGCCGGGAGCATCTTCCCCGAGGCCGTGGAATCTAAAGTGGAAGATCCGGCGCTTCGCGCTGTTGCCGGTGGTGTTGCCGCCGGCGCGCTAGATATCCTACCTGGCTACGCGGCTGCTCGCCGGCTTGGGCTGGTCGGGGACGCTGCTCTTCGTGCCCCACGTAAAGCTGGAGCGGGTGCAGTTCTCAAGGGTGCGGGAAGAGACGCTCTGACGGGTCTCGCACTCGAGTCGACGACTGAGGCTACGCAGGCGGTGATCGAACGGGCTGCCGCGGGTCAACCACTGGACACTCCCGAGGCCATCAGTGATTACTTGAACTCGGCGGCGATAGGCGCCGTAGCGGGCGGTACGATCGGCGGTGCTGTTGGAGGCGTGCGGACGTTGCAACAGCCTGTACAGGAACCGGCTCCGGCCATCACGGGTGTACAGCCGCCTATCGTGAGCGCGCCGCCCGCGGAAGTGCCGCTGCCGGTCCTGACGTCGACGGAAGGCGCCCTCCCTGATATCCGAGATCTTGGGGTACCTCCCGTGGTGGACACGCTCCCAGTGGCGCCGGACGCTGGGGCGCCTCGTGTGCCCACTGAGCCCGACTATCGCCGTGGGGCGGCGCCTGTGGCCGCGGATGCCGACTACGCAGCCCTAGAGGCTCTACGGGCCCAACAGGAGACCGCTGCGGCTCATCGGATTGAACTGGATGCAGAGTTCAAACTGCCCGAGGGCAAACGCCGGGTAAAGAGTGCCATCGCGAATGAATCGCGGGCGCTGAATACCCAAATTGGGGCGTTGAATACCCAAATTGGGGTTTTGACCCAGCAGATCCGCAACCGGTTCGCTTCTGAGGAGTCTGCCGAGGTGATCGCGCGGGCACCGGAGCGGACCCTGCCCACCGAGCCGGTATTCACCGAGTCGGGAGCGTTTAAACGGACTCCTATCGAGGACACGACTGCGGCCGAACTGACCGTTGCCCGGCAGAAGCAGTCCGTTGGGGCATTGGTTTCGAGCCGCGAAGCAAAGCTCCTGCGTAACGCCGCGAAGGCCGCGCCGGTGAAGCCCGCTGTTGCGGTCGTGGAGGAGCGTCAGGCGCGCGAGCGCTTCAAACAGGTATCGCCCGAGCGCCGCGCCGAGGTGATCGAAGGCGTCGCGACCCAGTCGATCGAAACGCATCGACAGGGGCTTGCGTTCCGTCAAGGCACCGAGCCCGCGGCCATCGAAGGACTGAAGCGTGCTGCCGTAGCCGCCGCGCAGGTGCCCACGATCGAGGCCGCTGAGAAGGCCGTCTACGACGCGGCGATCCGCGCGCTCGCCGGGAAGGTGAACAAGCAGGATGCCGAGACGTTCGCGCAGGCTGTTGCTGCGGACGTGCGCAGCGCGCCGACATTATACTCGAAGGCGGGAGCTTCCGCTCAACTCGCCGCGCTCGCCGTCGATGTACGCGCGCCTGTCTTGGTGAATATTGGCCTCGCGACGAACGACGGGAAGGGCGTGACGGTCGAGGAAGTGCTCGCCGCATTGCAGCCTCTTGGCGTAGAAGAGTCCACCGTGCGCCAGTCGGCTACAGAACAAACCCTGGTGGCCCGACTTGCTCGAGCGCCTAGTCCCGAGGAAGCCGAGGCTATCAGCGTCGCGCTCCGGCAGGAAGCGATCGCGGTGATGACCGGTGTAGAAGGCGAACTATATGGCCCCGGCGCAGCGCAGTGGCGCCCGTTCAACCCGGAGTTTTTCCTGAATCTTGATGGCTCCCGCGCGACCGCATCAAACGCGGCCGTCATGACTGCTATCGACCAGCGCGATAATTTGTTGACGGAGCACGGACAGGCGCTGATCGCGCACCTGAAAGGCATGATCGGCGAGGACCCGCAACTCGAAGTGCGCCTCTACCAAGCCGGACCCGGTGAAGCGATCGGCGGCTACACGCGCACGAATACGCTGAAGTCCGTGATCTCGTTGGCACTCAACGCGAAAGACGAGCTATCAGTGGCGGACCACGAGGGTTTTCACTATCTCGAGGATAAGGTGCTAGACGGGCGCGAGCGGCTTGTGATCGCGCGACAGCTCCGCCCGGGCGCACCGCTATTCGAAAAGTTGCTCGAGTCGGTGCAGCGCTACGACACGGAGCACAAAACCAATCTAGTCGACGAAATCGTCTCGACTCCGCAGGAAGCCCGCGCGTATGGCTA